GATGGCGACGGCTCCACAGATGGCTCTTCACTTGGCAGTTCAGATGGGATCGGTGGCGGCGACGCGACAGGCGGCGTCGGATCTAGCAGGAGCGGCAGATTGGTGAGCAGCTCGTAGAAGCCGCCAACTGGGAACGGCTCCTCTGGGTGCATACAGCCTGCTGAGTTGCACGGTCCGTACCGTCCAGCGCGTAGTCGATAGAAGCCTGGCTGGAGCGAGATCTGGATGAGTGAGGCGTAGGACACGCCATCGTCATCGCTGACGGCCATCATCAGCCCTGCCGTGTCGTACAGCCACAAGGCCGAGTCTACGAAGTGACCACCCTGCTCTGGTCGCGCGCACCACAGCACGGCTGGATCGTCGCAGAGCAGGGTGCGAGCGGTGAAGAGCGTAGGCTCGGTGACCACCACGAAGTAGTCCCTCGTCTCAGTGACTGTCCGGCTGACCTCCCCGTCTGCGCCGCGCACGACGAAGAACGGCACGAAGCACGCCGCCGCGAGTAGGAGCGCGGCGAGTCTCACTTGCCTGATTGTGATTGCAACCACGCCAGAAGCGTGCCGATTCCTCCTACGCCAAGCAGCGCGCCAAGCGCCTTCAAGACGGTCAAGCCGCCTTTCATCTGGTCAATCTCAGACTGAAGACGGTCAATCTTTGCAGACTGCTGATCTAGTCGGTCAATGATTGCGTCTACTTGAGAGCGCGTCATTTAGCCTCCGTCGCTTACAGGCACGAGGTCGGTGACGGACTGCGAGCAGGTTCCGCACACGACACGGAATACGCCGTCAGCGTTCACTGGAGCGTCAATCCTGTGCGTGATGTTCTCATTGACGCACCCTGGCGTGCGGCAGGTCGTATCCATAAGCACGCTGCCTAACTCTCTTTCGTCCATATTACCTCCCAATCGCGAAGTACCACACGCCTGTGGTTGTGGTGTTAGTTCTGAAACAATTTACCGTGAACCCAGTCAGATTTGCTCCAGAGAAGGTTGGTGCTGAAGCGGATGTGGTCCTGAGCGCGTCGGCTTGGCTGGAGGCAGTGACAAGAATAGACACATCATTTTGCGTCGCAGTGACCGCAGATGTCCTCACTGTCAATCCAGTCACTGCGACGCCTGTGGTGCTGTTAGCCACTGGAGTGATGGTGACTATGCCGCTCGCGATGTTTCCTGCCGTCATTCTGCCAGTTGTTGAGAGGTTGCCAGTGACGGCAAGCGAGTCATCGGTCTTTAGCGTGTTGGCGGCAGAGCGGTAGAGGTTGGTGTCTCCTCCAATGGTTAGCCCTGCACCAGCCGTCGTGTCTGTAATGGTGATCTGATCCGCACCACCGCTTGTGTCATCCACAATAAGGTTTCCTGTTTGCACTAAGACCGCATCAATGCCAGTGCCAGCGTCGCTGCTAATGAACGGAGAGGTCACCGTCACAGAGGAAGAACTAAGTTGGAGTTTGCCATAGCCAGCAGTTAGTGATGTTGGCATTTGCGTATCAACAGATGTAATGCCGTTGGCCTTCCACATTGCACCTGGCCCATATGTCGCTGCGTCACTTCGATCCGCTACTAGAATCATCGGTTGACCAGTAATCAACTTGACCTCATAAAGATCAATAACATAGGACGATGCGTTCGTCGTTGTTGCTGCTACTTGAATGACGATTTGTGCATACGCAGCGTCTGCTGGGGCATTCAATCGCTCAGTATTCGCAATGAAGAGACCTGTGCTTGTATTGATGAAATCAGCAAAATCGTATGTGCGCGAGATAGCAGTTCCTGTATTGGTCTGATCTGCTTTCAGATATTGCAAAGAGATCACTAGGTCACGAGTTGTAATATTGCTCGATCCTCCGGCAGTGACTTCTAGAGAATAGGCGTAGGCTCTGTCTCTTGTTGCCGCGATAGCAACATTGCGAAAAATCAACGCCGATTTACTCGCCGTATTTGCCGCAACAGTCCAGCGAAGAATCTTCCCTGATCCAGAGCCAGAATCCGGGACGATGGCGCAAGTGATCGCTCCTGCGCTGCTATCCGTGAAGGTCCAGTAGGGCAGTGGGTTCTCAGCGGTGATCGTTCCAGTGGAGTCGTCTGGCGAGATGGCGAAGTCGCCGTTGGCAACGCCAGCCTGAATCTCTCGGAGTGCAGCTGGACCAAAGAGCAGCGAAGTTGCACCGTCGCTGCTCGTGCTGACAAGCGCCGCGCCATTCTCGCTCGTGACGCCGCCCTCAAAGCCGCCAAGCCCAGTGAGGTCTGTGCCGTATCGCTCTGCCATCTCTAGCCTCCAGCCTTCGTTAGCAGCGCAGCAACTGCACTGCGCTTTGTGTATTCAGCCTCAATGTCTACGCGCAACTGATAGGAGCCTGGCGACTCAAACGAATAAGTGACGCTTGCCACTCGCAGGATTTCATTCAAGTCTAGTGCGGCCGCAGTCACCTTCACGAACTGCCCTGGCAGCCACGCAGAGACCAGTGTGCCTGCTGACGAGTAGCCCTGCGTCAGCCCATACTCCCAGTTCGGATTTGTGAGTTGCGTCTGGCTTGAGCCAGAGATTGAGAACGACACGCTCCGCACAGGCTTGGATCGCACCTGCATCGTTCCCTTTGTGAGCCGCTGAATCTTCGTAGAGCGAGCGCCAAAGCCAACCTTTGCGACCTTTGGCGCGCTAAACACTTCTTGAGGCACAGGTCCAGTCCGTGCGGTAAGCCCAGAGCCTGTGTATGGAGTGCCGCCTGTGTAGGTGCGGAAGTAGGGCTGGTTCGTGATCGGGCTGGCGTTGCCATCGCGTCCTGCTTGCGAGTCTGCTGCCTGCACAAAGATGCCCTTCACGATGTTGTCGTGATCGAGGTTTACTGACAGATTGTGCGCGAGCAAGCGCGTCGCCGTTCCAGCACTGCCAGTGCGCGCAGCTGTAGGGTCGGTGACGATCTCGGCTGGCGCGGTCGCCGTTCCTGGCACGACAATCGGTCCATAGTTCAGGCGAGCGGCGCCGTCTACATAGAAGTTGTATGGCAGCCCATTCTCGCCGCTTGCCTCCTCTGTGATCTGACTGAGCGCGCTTGTCAAGGTGGTCGCCTTGAAGTCCAGGGTGCCGAGTACCACCGCCGTCCCTGAGTAGCGCGCACGAGTGCTGCCGCTGATGATGCTGGTGTCTAGAATCTGGCGCGTGGTCGCATCGTTCACTTGGTCGTGAATCCTCGCCAGCAGCTTGTCGATATGTTCGCGGTCGGTCAGCGCAGTGCCGCCCTGCTTGAATGATCCAACCTGCTGAGAGGTGTCGGTGCCGGTGTATGACTTGCGGACTACTGTCTTGCCAAGCCAGCCGTCAGCATCCGCAACGGTGACCGTTGCCCTGGTGCCGAATCCACTGCCGAGCAGCGCGGCTTCAATGCCTGTGATGTATCCGAGGAACAGCGCCGTGCCGGATGAGTAGCGCGAATCAATAAACTGCACGCGCGCGTTGTCTGCTACGGCGCCAGACTCCCACCACGGCCCACCCGCAGGGGTCTCCGTCTGTAGGACATCGAATGACATTCTGCCGCCGCCATCGGCGCTGACATTGGCGTTGAAGCTGCCGAGTTCAATGTATGGCGTGGTGCCAGCAGTTGAGGCTGGAAGCGTAAGCAGGTTCGCCGTCCCGCCGCCAACTCCAGCGATGGTGACTGAGTATGGGTTCGGCATTATGGGTAAGTGCGGCGGGGGTTAGGGTCAAGCATCCCCATATACGAAGCAGCCGATTGCCCAATCACTTTCTTATCAAGCACGATGTTCGTGACGACGCTCGTGCTGCCAGGGTTGCCGCCGCCAGTGCGGTTCATTGGGTTCACATATGAACCGCCGCCGTAGCCCCCTGTCTCTGCTGCCTTGCTGAGATTGGCTGCCTTCTGAATGCCTTTGCCGAAGCCGATGACGTTCAAGCCGATGACGATGGCGTCAATCAGGCCTTTGATCACAGTCAGGATGACTTTGAGCGGGAAGAACGCCGCGTCAATGAGGCTGAAGTCTCCCTCCGACAAGACGCCAAAGAGTTCACCGAATGAATCTACGAGCGGTCGGACGAACTCGTCAATGAATGAGCCGATCTTTGGACCGACGTCATCAAGGAGACCCTGGAACGCTGGCAAGGCCTTCTCAACAAGGAACGTGAGCGCCTCAGTCACAATGGGTAGGAACTTTGCTCCGAAGTCGTCCATCTGCTCATTGAAGATTTGCTGAGCCGCCGCGAACTTTCCGCTCGTGCTGTTGGCAAGTTCGTCTGCAACTCCGCTGAACTTGTCCATCCCCTGCGTGTAGATGTCCGTGAACTTTGCGCCCTTCTCAATCGGTCCGATGAGGGCAGAGAGACCTTTTGTCTGCCCGTTGGCCGCCTTGCCGATCTTTGCCATTACGGTCTCAAGGTCCTCGCCAGTGACGGCCGAGATGGTCATCGCAAGTTCGTTTGCCTTGAGCAACTTCTCCTGCTTCTTGAAGAATCGTGAGCCGACTTCTAGCCCAGCGCGAACGTTGTCATCAGCGATTCCTAGTCGCTGCGCTGCCTTGATCTGCTCCTCAATCTTTGGAGCAAGTTTGTCCAACTGAAAGCCACGCGCCTTGAGCGCGGCGTTGGTGAGGATCGTTGAGCGTTCGTCGGCGATGGCTCCCTTGATGGCGTCAGCAGTGAAGGCGACAATGGCTGCGGCTGCTGCGATGGCTGCTGTGGCAATGGAAGCAAACGCGGCGATTCCGATGCCCTTGAGTTTGCCCATTGCCTTGCCGACATTGCCGAGCGGCTTGGTGGCAGCGTCCTTCGCCTTGATGACAAAGTTCGCAGAACGATCAGACCCGAATGCCATATGTCACCTTCTCTTGAATCTCAGGATGGTGTTCTTGAATGCATCGTTGTTGAAGAATGATTCTACCGTCTTCGCCATCGCCTCCATCGCACGCGCCTGATAACTTGCGTTGCCAGAGACCCGCGTCACGAATGGATTGGCTGGAACTGCCTTCACCGCCTTCGCTCCGTTCTTCGTTTGCCGCACTCCACTAATACCGCTCGTGACGAACCATCGGTACCACGCACCGCCAGCGGCGCCTGCTCGATTACGCCCGGCACGCGGTCCGACCACAGCTGCTGGGGTGCCGAAGCGCGCACGGCGTGCGGTGACCGACTTACGAAGTCGCCCTGGGTTCTGCGTCGTCTTGCCGATTGGCGCCTCGGCGCGCATTGGCTTGACCATCGTCCGAGTGGCATTCAGGGTGGCGATGCTCAGGAGGCGTTTGTAGGCTGCTGGATTTGATCCCTCTAGGAAGCCGAGGCGCAGCGCCTCATAGTTCTTGTCCACGCTGAAGGAGATCGTCAGCCTGTCTTGCGAGTTAGCGGCCACGGCTCATCGGCTCCTTTGGCTGTAGGTCTGAGATCAGTTGCGCGGTGCGCTGGAAGTCGCCAGCATCCCACTCAAGCACTTCGTGCGGCGCGATGCCGAACTCTTTGCCGATCAAGTGTGCCACGAGTAGCGGGTGAGGCGAGATGGAACGACCTGCCGCCAGCCTCTGTGCGTCAAGCCTCAGCGAGGGGGGAGTGCTGCTACCGCGTCGCTCCACTTGCT